CACCGGGGATCTGGTGATGGTCGCCTACAATGGCATAGACTGGCTGTCACGATCCGCAGTTAGCGGGCCGATATGGATTAACGTCACCTATGGGGCAGGGCTTTTCGTCGCCGTAGGATCGCAGGTCAGTGCTGGCGACGAGATAATGACCTCCTACGCCGTCACGGTCTGGGCCTCGGGGATATACTCCGATCCGGGAGACCCGGGCTCTCAGTGGATCATGCTGGTGGGCAATACCTCAGTGGGTGTCTACGCCACCGGCAGAGTCCCCCACACCGTATCGTTGGGTGGCTACACGGTCTCGACCCAGTCCTGCGTCGTCCAGTGCAACAACCTTGTCTACTTATTCCGAGGCCCTGACGTGGCACCGATCTACTGGGACGGGAATTGGAACGGGACGTTTGCTGCTGTCGGCCCCCCAGTAGCCGGATTTGATGGCAGCCCCAACAGCGATCAAGCCACCTTCAACCAAAATAGATTGTGGGTAATACTTGGGAAGGATGAGGTAGCGGCGTCCGACGTATTGGACTTCGACACCTACAATTTAGCGGCGGATTCGGTGTCCACCTTTAGAACTAATAGGGGTTCGTCCGACTACATGGTGGCGACGTATCCATTCGGTGAGAACAGCATGTTGGTATTCAAGAACCGGTCTATTTTTGTGCTGCAAAACGTATCGGGAGAGCTGGCTGACGTGACGTCCACGGAGGTTACTCGTCAGGTGGGCTGCATCGGCATCAACGCGATCACCACGGTCGGTCCAGACATCGCCTACATGAGCGACCGTAACATCAATCTCATTACGCTGACCGCCACCAACAATGCTGTCCAGCACAAGACCCTACCCCTCTCGCGCAACATCTCCAGCCTGCTCAAGCGGGTGAATTGGGAATACGGATACAAGGTGAGCATGGCGTATTTCGACAACAAGCTGTTCGTGGCCGTCCCCCTCGACAACGCGGTCTTTTGCAACACCGTCCTCGTCTACAATTTCGTCACCGAGAACTGGTTTGGGGAATGGAATTTCTCCTCCGCCATTTCCATGGGGATTCAAGGCTGGGCCGTCGCGAATTATCTGGGGCTCCAACGACTGCACGCCATCACCGAGGACGGCCAGATCCTCGTCACGGGCGAAGGGCAGAACGATATCAGCGGCACCAACATTGCGAACATCTCCACCTCGCTGACCTCCCGGGCCTACAACTTCGAGGGCAACAACGCCACCCAACGTCGCATGTTTGCCGACCTTGCCACCAATCGTCCGAACTTCAGCGTCATCGCCTACACCGACGGAGCCTCCGAGAGTTCCACCATTCTGACCGATCAGACCTACACCCGTTCCGAGAGCTGGCTCTTCAACGACTCGGCCTACGACCTGACCAACGTCAACAACGACTTCAACCGGGCCTACCGCAAGGATTACTCCACTGGCCCCTTGGCCAGCACTACGCCCGCAGTGCAGGGACAGCCTTCCACGGGGTTGCAATGCGGCACGGGCTTTCAGCCTGAGATGACGCAGGATTACCGGTTTCCCATTATTACCCGACGGCAAGGGCGGCTCTCATGGCTCAACATCACCAACACCACGGGGGTCATCAAGATCAGGGGAATTGGCTTTGAGAATCACGCTGGCCAACGCGGCAGCCTCGTCCAAGTTTAACACCTACCACCATGCCAACCGTAACATCCGGCTACACCTTCACGGGAACCACCGACCCAATCACCTCTACGAAGCTCAATTTGTTGGGCACCCCCTCCGTCACGATTGGCAACAGTGAAGTCGTCACGGCCACCATTTCGGACGGCGCAGTGACCACGGCCAAGCTTGCGACCGACGCGGTGACCACAGTCAAGATCGCAGCCCTTGCGGTGACGACGGCCAAGATCGACGCCCTCGCAGTGACCACGGCCAAGATCGCAGCCCTTGCGGTGACGTCGGCAGAGCTTGCAGCCAACGCAGTGACCACGGCCAAGATCAACGCCCTCGCGGTTACGACGGCCAAGATTGACGCTCTTGCGGTGACGTCGGCAGAGCTTGCGGCCAACGCGGTTACGACGGCTAAGGTATTAGACAACAATGTAACGCTTGCCAAGATTGTTACAGCCGGAGCTAATAACACGTTCCTAGCCCGTTCTACCGCAAGCGCAGGCAACTACGAGGCATTGAATACAGCCACTACTGGATTAGGGTTCTACACGGGTGCTGGTGGTGTGGTAACTCAAGGTAACACTAGCGGCAAGGGCACGACATTCACACTGGATAAAATGTGCGGTGAAATCACGACCGATGGAGCTGTATTAAATGCGGCCACCATCGTCTCCGCAACATGGAATAACTCACTCATCGCGGCCACTGACGTTGTTATTATCAACCACAAATCGGGTGGCACCATGGGGTCTTACACCATCAACGTAGCTTGCGGTGCTGGGACTGCTACACTGAGTATCCGCAACAACACTGCTGGAAATTTAAGCGACACTCTTGTCCTGAACTTCGTAGTCATCAAGGGCGTCACCTCCTGACATGGGCTACGCAACGTCATCTTACGACGGTGGGTGGGACACCGATGACGAGCCCGAGTCGGAGCGTCTTGCAAGGGAGGCTCGCGAAGCGGTGTTAAGGGAAGCGGCTGCTGCGGCGTCTCAGAAGTTTAGGGATACCAATCCATTTTCAGATGGCGTGACCACAGGCACGGATGGCCCCTTCAAGCTGGACCCTTTCAACGTGATTGGTGTGCGCGAGACGGAGACGCAGAGAGTCGCGAGAGAATCTCTTGAGGGAGATCCCTTCCTTGGGGGTTCGTCTGGTGGTGCAGGAAGCTTGGCCACTTCTGGGACGACCAATACTAGACCGACTTCTGTTCCCCCAATTCAAACGATGTCCCCCGTTTACGTCCCGGCGTCTTCTGGAAATCCCACGCTGGACAAGTTGCAGAATGACGAGCTGGCAAGATTAAATAGGGCACGCGTAGCGGCGGAGTTACCACCATACACTGAACTCACTGCACGGCAGGATAAGATAGGCGTCTTCCTATCGGACCATGTACTTACTCAACTCCCCATACAGAACGCTAAAGAGGACAAGGATGCGGAGGAAGCTAAAATATATGCAGCGATGAAAGAGACTCAACGATTAAAAGGTCTCAATCCGCTCAATCCCGTCATCGACATATTCAAATCTGCCGCCACCGGAGTAGGGCAGATCATCAAAGACCCCGCACAAGGTCTTGGCAATGTCGCCACGAACATTAAGGAGATTTTCAATCCAGATTCAAAATCAAATACCAACGCCGTAAGCCTGCCCGTCGACCTTGTCACCGGGGCGGTCCTTACCGGAGTCCAACTTGCAAATGCCAACGATGTGACGAGGGCGACAACTGCCTTGAATACGGCGAAAGACAAAGCAGCACAGGGAAGGAGAGACAGAGTGTCCGAAGAAGAGCAAGCTGAATTGGATTATGAGGTAGAGGAACGCCAAACCATATTGGACACTGCCCGAGGGAAGACACCAGCACAGGGAGGTGCCGCTGGGGTTGTGGGTGCGATTGGTGCTGCCGCCGCAGGTGGTACCGCTATGGGTACTGGTGCTGGTGCTGGTGCCGCAGCCGGAGCCGGGGGTGCCGCAGCCGGAGCCGGGGCAGCACAGGGAGGGAGCACCTCTGTAGTCACTCCGACCGACGGAGCAGCCGGGGCCGGTGCCACCCAGACAACGACTCCGACCACCGTGGTCCCCGGTCCCGGTGCGTTCGACCAGACGACGTTGGACGCAATAGCGGCAGCCCAAGCGCAGGCCCAAGCCACAGCCCAAGGGATAGCACAAGATGCAGCGTGGAAGCAACAACAGGCAGCCCAACAAGCCGCAGCCCAAGCAGCCCAAGCAGCCCAAACCCAAGCGATAGCGGGAGTGCCGGTTACCACACCCACCACGACAAAGACAGGCCCCGACGGCTTGTTTGAGCAGCCCGCCGTGGTCACTCCGATCACTCCGGTCACTCCACCCCCCGGTGGCCCTAACTGCGATCCTGCAACCCA